GCGCTTACGCGGCCTCGCCGACGCGCTCGAAGCTCACGGCGATGCGGCGATTGATCTCGTCGGCAAGCAGGTCGAAATACGCCTCGTTGCGGCGCGACCCGAAGGTCAGATCCTCGAGCGGCGGGGCCTCTTCCGCATCGAACTCGATGCGCAGCTTGCCGGAGCGCAGCAGTGCATTGGTGTTGACGTCCCGGTCCCAGAAGACGTCGCCGCCGAGGATCGCGCCGATCGCCTTCAGCTCATCCAGGAACTGCTGAAGCGAGCGCATGATCGCGATGACGAGCTGCGGGCTGAGGTTCTGGTCGTTTGCCCAGCGGAAGGAACGGGAAATCGTCTTCTCGATCAGGGCGCGGGTGCGAACCACATTGACGAACTGCCAGAGCGGATCGGTCGACGTGGTGCGGTTGCCCCACAGGATGCGGCCGTTCGCAGCGAAGGCGCCGCCGGCGCCCTGGACAAGACGGGCGGGAATGAAGGTGGCAATGCCGGCTTCGTTCAGCAGGTTCGCCTCGTGGTCGATCTCCCCGTCGTAGTAGGAGACCGGCCGCGCCGTGCCGAGAATGCCTCCGCAATCCTGATTGGAGGGCGACCAGTACGGCCCACCCTTTTCCTTGTCGCGCTTGATGAACAGTGCGGCTGCAAAGGGTGCGGCCGGCTTTACGACAGGACCGCCCTCGGAGGTGACGCGCACCATCGGATCGACCAGATAGGCGAAGCGGTCGGAGAAGTCGGCGCGATACGCGAGGCTCGCCTCCTTGGTCGGCCCGCCCGTGTCGAGAACCGCGATCGCCTGAAGCTTCTTCGCCACCTGCTCCAACGCGTCGGCGACCGGGTTCTTGGCATCCTCGACCCGGCCGGCTGCGTAGCCCGGCGCGAGAAGAAGATCCGGCTCCACCCCGACATGGCCTAGCGCATAGGTGAGCGCATGAGCACCGGTCTGCGCGGCGGCCGTGCCGACCATGTTCGCCCGCGTGGCTTCGGCATCGGCCCCTTCCGCCACCCGCACCATGACGACAGACGCCTCGATCCCCTGCGCCTTGATGGCGTTGATCACATCAAGCGCGGTTCCGGTCGCGCCGAGGGCCGCGATCTTGTCGGTCTCGTGGGTGTAAAGGTGGACGGGCTCATCCAGCGGAAACACGGCGTTGTCTGCGTCCGGCGCGGTGACAATGGCGCCGAGGGTCGACGTGTCGGAAACCGCGATCGGCCGGGCGTCATCGCCGAGCCGCAGAACGCGAGTGCCATGGTTGAATGGAGCGACGGGCATGCGCTGATCCTCGTTTGCAGGGTCAACGCAAGCCTAGGGGGAAGTGCCGGGTGGAGACGCCGCTGACAGTGTCAGCGACAGTCGTTCAAAGCGGCTTCAAATGGCGAGTGAGACCCGCAACCTGCCATGGCTTTTTGGCGATGACAACGCGGATCAGAGATCCGCTGCCGCCAGCCAGAGCGTGTCGACCTGCTCGGGCGGCAGTTCAAATGCCGCCGCCATCTGGTCGATGAGCGGGTGCGTGCGCTCGTAGGACGAGGCGTATTCCCATTCGATTTCGGCCGCTGCCCGGTCGGTCTCGTCCGTGATCGCGGCGATCTCCGCATCGACCATGGCAGGAGTGATACCGGCGGAGAGCAGAGCCAGCCGAAGCTGACGCGCGGTGAGAGGGGCGAACGCCTGCGCTTGAGCCTGGATGGCATCCCACGCGGCCTGCTCCTCCGGCGTCATCTCCACTAGGACGCCGTCGACGGATTTCATGTAGTCCATAGTTACCTCAGCACGGTAGACGTAAGAGACGACCACACGTTATCGGGCGTGGTGCATGTGGCTTCGGCGTCAGAGGTGAAGGCAGGGAACCGGCTGGTCGCCACAGACAGTGTGGACGTTCCGCCACTGTTGGTGTGCTGCGCCTCCTCGGTCACGTCACCGCTCCATGTATGATCTCCGGTGGAATTGTGGATGTAGGCCGAAATGAGGACCGCATTCTTGGTGCCTTGCAGCCCCGTGTGGCTGCGTGACGTGTGGACTGCTCCATCCGTGCTGTAGGCGACTGACTGCGGATTGATATCGGACAACGTTCCGTCCAGACGCATCAGGATGATGCCGGTGCCGGCACACGCGTAGTTGAACTGAACAGACACGTCTGCCGTGGTCCCGGTTGGCACCGTGGCGAGAAACAACCCGACGCACGATCTGGCAATCGAGGCTTCACTGTCATCAACCCGTTTTGCCGCGATGCCTCCGATGGTGACCGACAGCACCTTATTGCCCACACCGCTGGCAGAGGTGCTTGATCCTACGGCGATGAGCACCTGCCGCCCCGCGTCGGGAACCCCAATATCCAAGCCGGTCCACGTATGCAGGGAAACCTGAGTGGAGCCGGAGTCGGCACTGTCGAGGAATGTGAGTTCGAACGTGGGGTTCAGATCCTCAAGGGAAATCTCCTTGCCGTTCAGCATGTACCCGGTCGCATCCACGGCGCCTGTGACCTCCATCCCGCCGTCGTGCAGGCGGGCTCGCAGCTGCTCGCTGGTGTAGAACAGCCATTGCGTGGCGGAGATATAGCCGGCCCGCACGCCCTCCGGACGGAGATCGATCGGGCGGTTTGACGCGACGTTGAAATCCGTCGTTCCGGAGCCGATCTGCCCCGTCACCCCGTCGTCAGAGTCCGAGAAGTTGATAACGGGGGCGTTGCCATAGAGGTTGAGAGGGCCGTACAGGACCGTCTGCCCGTTCTGGTCCTCATGGATAATCCGACGCCACGAGGACCAGTGGCCGTTGTTGGAGCGAACCCTGAAGTAGAGATACTGCCCGTAACCGGGGTCTGACGACGCGTAGGAAACGGCATTCTGGAGACAGGCGGATCCGCTGCCCGTGTACAGGCGCTGTGTCGTGACAAACCAAAATCGCCCCGCCGGGGCCAGAGGCCACGTTCCCGGGTTGCTGTCATGGTAGAGCCCAACGTCGCCCGCCTGGACGGTATCGATGTTTCTGCCCGACCCGGTCGAATAGTAGTTCACCGCATTCGCGAGAGCCGCAGCGTGCGCGCCATCTACGCGCACGAGAGCCTCCCCCCGCGACACGTCGTTGCGATCAACCTGGACGTCCCCGGCCGACAGGGCAGCGGCAATCGTCGCCGCCCAATCCGGGCCGATGCCGACCGTGCCTCCCGGCTGGATGGTGAGCGGGCGTCCCGCCGGCGCACCGTCGATCGACACGTCGGAGAGGCTGGAGAGCGAATGGGTGTGCCCCACCGACGCCTTGCCATTGAGCGCGTCAACCAGGCCGGCGATGTCGGCGAGGCTATGACCGTGTTCGACAGCCGCCTTGGTCGCGAGCGCGGCAAGCACCCCGGCCACATCCCCGTCGATCGCCTCAAACGCGTCGACCAGCCGGGCCACATCGTCGCGCACGGGATTGCTGGCAACGGGCAGCGGATAGTTTCTGTTCGGTGTCGTCGCCATGTTGCCTCCTAGATGGTTGCCACGCGGAGATCGGCGAGCGAGGGACGCGCGGCCGGACCTCCCGAGAGCGTCAGGCGCACGCGGGTCTCGGCGCCCCACACGGGCTGCGGATCGAGCGGGTCGATTTCGTGGGAGCGATCCACCCAGCCGCCGGTCTCGAGGATCTCGGTTCCCCGCAACGGGATCTCCTCCCAATCGCCGTCGCCACGCTCCAGTTCGACCGTCATGTCTGAGCCGGACGGCAGCAGCGCCTTGAGGCGAACGGGAATGCGCTCGGCATCCGCGACCGTGAACGCCCGCGACACGTAGATTGCTGTATCCCGCAGACTGCCCGCGATGAGCATCACACCGGGATAGAGCGTCGGGCTCGCCGTCTCGGAACCGGTCAGCACGGCCGTAACCACGACGGTCTCGGTGAGACGTTCCTCGAGCTCAAGCACCTGGTCGGCGACCAGACGCAGGATCTCGCCGCCCGGCCGCGCGATCTCGAAGACGACGGAACAAGCTGCGGTCGGAACTTCGACACCGGCACGGATGATGAGGTCGGTGCAGTCGACCAGATCGACCTGCCCAAGCGGCACGCGCTTGGTGGTCGGCGCGAAGCGAGCCGCACCCAAGGCAAAGGTCAGGTCTTCGCTTTGATGCGGCGTCCAGGTGCGGGCGTTGCTCGAGGACAGCATGACGCCGACCGGGTACGGCTGCGCCGTCACCCAGGACTGCGCCTCGGCATCGAACGACCCGACAGCGGCGCTCGAGATCGAGTGCTCGACATCATCGCTTTTGACGACAAAGCAGAACTCGGTCGCCGACGACAGCCAGAGCGGGGTCGGCAGGGTGACCACCAGCGGCTGCCCGATCACCACGTCTGTCATCTGCACATAGGCTTGGGCGAGCACCTCGGCCGTGGGCAGCCCCTGCGAACAGGGGCGGATCTCCAGTAGGAGCGGATTGGCCCGGTCCCCGACCGCGCAGACATGCAGGGTGACGGCCGCCAAGTGCCGGCCCTGCGTGCCCGGAGGCAGGATGAAGGTCTGTGCGAGCGGGTCGGCATTGCCGCTCGAGCCGCCGCCATCGCCGGACGGTTCGTTGCCACCACCGGTGCCGGTCGCCACCGGCGGGTCGCTCCAGCGCGTGATTGTCGTCACCTGGCG